GTAACCAAGGCGGCGGATGCTGCGATGTGCGAACCTGTTCTCATCTACAAGTATGACCGCCAGCCCGTGCGCTGTGTGGTTTTCCTATCGGCGATTAACCCGGATTTCTGGGGCAAGGCCGACACTGCCACGGTCAGTTTCGACACGTGGTGCATGATTGTCAGGGAGGGATTGACAGATGAAGACCGCAGACCAAATGAGCATGGAAGAATTTCGCAACCTGTTGTCAACGGTAACGGCCCCGCCTGATGTACCGCCGATGCACCCTGGTCACTACCAGCGCAAGACAAAGCCAACGGCAGCGCAGCAACCGTTCTGGAACAAGCGCAAGAAGGGCATAAACAAGCGGCCTAAGCGCCGTTCAGCTTCTCGCACTTGAACCTAGCCATCATTGGAGCAGGGAAGAGGGGCGCAAGCCCCTTTTCCATTTCCACTGCCCGTTGGTAGCAGTCCTGCATTGTCTCTTTCGGCCCTGTCGTGTCTTCAAACAGCACACATTCATTTGGCTGTGACATGACGCAGAGCATCACGAGCGTCTTAAACATGTCAACGCTCCTTTCATAACAAGCCTAGCATAAAGGGTGGGCATATTGGTAATTGCCCCCTTCCCATTTGTTGCTTTTTTGCCTGTTCGCCTTGGCTGGCATAATTTGCAAGTTCCACGGCACGTGCAGCCCGCATACGTTTTTGCCTAAAAGTGGGACGATGTGGTCTACATGATGGTCGATGCCGGTTGCTTGAATAATCTCGTCTCGCTTTTCATAAACGCGCACGATTTCATCGAGGTGCAGTTTTGACAGGGGTATGCTTGTGCGCTTCCACCGGATAGCGTTATAGGCTGATTGATAGGGGCGCAGCCTTTCCCGGTTAGCCTTGCGCCAATTGCGGTTGTATTCGTTTAGCCGTTCACGATTGTTTGCGACCCACCTGTCATACCGGGCTTTGGTTTGTTCTTTGTTGACGCGCCGCTGAGTCTTCACACCCTGAGCCCGCCGCTTTTCCCTCGCAGCATCACGCGCAGCCTTTTTTGCCTGTTCGTGGCATGGCGGGCAGTAACATTTTCCCTGGTCGCTGGTCTTGCGCATGCCATAGGTGCCATGCTTGCAGGGTTTTCCGTTGTCGTAAAACTCCAGCCCCATGGCCTTCGCCTCTTTAAGTTGCAGCACGCCAGTGGCGTGTCGCTTAGATTTTTTCCTGTCCCTGTGCTGTTTCAATTTCTGTTTGTTGCAAACAAGGCATCGACCGCTTGCGGTGTAGTGACCAGCTACATGGCCATGCTTGCACGGCTTGCCAGTGAAGTAGTGGCGCAGTCCTTGCGCTATGGCTTCCTGTCTAGTGGTGGTTTCCATTGTCCGTGTCCTCCTCTTTACAGACGTTTTGAAATGTGATATTTGAGTTTCTCATTGTCACGCGGCAGACATGTAACTGCCGTGTCATTGCTGTCGCAGTGTCATTGCTGTCACAGAAGCAAAACAAATCTATTTCTAAAAAATACATGGCCTAGCCATTGCTGTTGCAGTACTGCTCCAGCAATGACATTGCTTAAGCAATGACATTGCCAGAGATTTTTTAGATTTATTTTTGTTCCAGTTCCAACGCTTGCAACGCTAGTTCCACAGTGCGCGGAATGTCATGTTCTCCGCTCTCGTAATACTGGACGGTGCGCCTAGCCAAGCCTAGTCGTTCGGCAAAGCTCTGCTGCGTATAGCCAAGCATTTCTCTGCGGTGTTTCAGTTCTGATGCGCTCACTTGTCCGACCCCCAGATTTCCTTTTTCTCTATCCAGTGCGGCTCTGATGCGTCCACCACCTCTGCGATGGCCCAGCTTGAAAGGCTGTATTCGCCGGGCACGTAGTCATTGCTCTGCCTTTTCTCTATGATGGCTTGCGCCTCTTCCAGCGTGTCGGCCAGTTCGTAATTGTCCCGGTAGCTTGGCCCGCCATGGCTGCGGCTAAACTCCAGCGTGGTTACGATTATGAACATGTCTAGTCCTCCTTCTTGTTGATGTAGATGTTGTGGCTGTTGACCATCCAGTTGACGCGCTCGATGCTGTCCCTGACTGCCTCCCGCCACCCGTCGTCCCACAGGCCGTCCAGCGATGAGTCCATCATTTCCAGCATGTCACCCGCTGCTTGGAGTACCTCGGCAAAGGCACGTCGCTGGCTCTCGTTTATCATGTGCATGTGTCTGCCTCCTCTCTGATGACTGGCCCCCACTGTTGGGCCATTGCGCGGGCTATGCCCGGATAAAACTTGCTGCGCTGCTTCCACCTGTCAGGGCTTGGTGATGCCTTGTGGACTTCATCCCTTGCTGTTGTCCCGTCCAGTGTCCCGGTCGGTTGCAGCTTGGGCAGACCTTCCAGCCACAGGCAGGTCCGCTTCTTCACATTGTCTGGCCCGTCCTCGTCAGTCTCGAACTGCCAAGGCTGGACTGACTGGGCAAAAGGCACATAGTTTCTGATGCGCTCTTTGGCGTGCTTGTGCATCACCGGGTTTTCTATGGCCTTGTGCTTGATTGGTGCGTTGAGGCACACCGAAAACAGGTCTGCGCCCTCGTCCAGTTCCCGCCACATGTCCGCCAGGATTTTGCCCGGTGGTGCCTTGTGTAGCCACCGCACCCCGCTGTTACAGAGCCGGGTGCATGGTGGGTGGGCTATGAGCGCGTCCCAGTGTTCGAGGTAGAGTGCATCCCGCACATCCGCTTGGCGGTGGTGTGGTGAGCCATCATCTGCTGGCAGTACGTCACAGGACCAAGCGTCGAAGCCTTCCCGCCTGAAAGCCTCCCGGACTATGCCGGAAGTCTCACAGGCTACCAGTACGCGCTTCACGACTTGTCCCCGTATGTTTCGCGCTGTTGCTCCGGTGTCAGGTCAAAGCGTCCGCATGGTGACTTGGTGCTGTCTTCAATCCAAATGCCTTCATGCTCAAACCCATCGTTCAGATTTTTCAGAAGCTGGCCAAGCCTTAAATGCTCGGCTTGCAGTTGCTCGGCCATGGTGATTGCAACGCGCAATGCCTCGGCCATGTCGTCGCCGGTCCAGTTAAGTTCGTTGTGCCAGTCAATTTCGCCTTCCTTCACCATCTTGGTTGCATAGATGAAATCAAAGCCTTCGGCCTCTGCCGCCTCTTTGTCTTCAAAGGCGAATAGCTGAACGTACCATTCGTTGTCGTTGTCGAGGTCAAACATGATGGACGGGCAAGCGTCGTTGCAATAACTGCTATTTGTCCATTCAATGTTGGGGTGTGTTGTGTAGTCGTTTGCCTCGTCGCGAAGCTTGGTGATGAAATGTGTCATGTCTCTATCCTCCTATTTGATGCCTGCCAACCAAGCGAAGGCTTGCCAGCCCCAGCCGTCAGGGCCTGTCAGAAAGCCCCAGATGAACAGCCCGCCAATGGTCAGGGCTCCCACTACGTCGATGATTAGCTCTTTACGTGTCATTGCTTTGCCTCCTTCATGTAAAGCGAACAGCGGCGCATGGCTTTGCGTATGTCTGCCATGGTCCAGTCCAGCAGGTCAGAGTCTATGCGCCCGGTTTCATGCAATTCTGCCTCTGCATGGGCCAGTGATTTAAGGGCGCGGTAAACCCGGCGCGTTGCGTCGGCCTCTGGCGTTGTGGTCTCGCTGCGCTTGGCCTTGTGTCTGGTGTTGTCCATGTCTAAGCCTCCAGCCCGTTGCCGTCGACCAACGCCGCGCCAAAAATCATCTCGCCGGTTGTCGGGTGTTCGCCAGCGCATTTCACGCGCCAGCGCATGCCCTCTTGCTCCATCATCCGCCGCCAAGCGTGGGTGTCTCCCCATGCCTTGCGGGACTTGTCCAGTACGGCAAACACTGCCGCCAGTTGGTTGTCATCGGTGTTCTTGGCGTAGTCATAGCCAACAGTCGCGCGGAGCTTTTCGCCCTGCCAGTTGGCCATTGTGGCGGTGTAACGTGTCCCGCGCGTGTTAGTCGGGCCTTGGTATTTCACTGCTATACAAATCATTGCTATCCCTCCAGATTAGCGTTGCTGATGGTCTCATCAGTGCCGGACCTACCGGCAGACCGAGCGCGGCAGTACCGCGCAAGGTTTCGACCTATGCTTTTTTGGATTGCAGGTAGGTGATAGACGCCAAGCCTTCACCCTTGGCATAAATCCACTTTGCAGCGTTATGGCTGGCAGCTCGGATATATGCGCCATTGTTGGTGCCGCGATAGTAAACCCAAAACATCGGCACGTTGCGGTAAACGTATTCGTAAGACATTGTGAAACCCTCCAGTGACGTTGTGATGATTCCCATATGGCGCACTGGTTGCGCTATGTCAACAGAAAAAACACCGGAAAGTAAAAAAAAGTAAACGACCATGTGCGGAGCGTGTATATACTAAAGCATCGGCGGAACGGTTGAGGGAATCAGAACAGTGTTGCGTTGTGTGATGGATGGTTGATGACTGGTTGTGCCTGTCACTACACACTGCGAAGACACAACAACACGCGGCAATGTATATATGTGGCACATCTGCAACAGTGTTGCGCCAGGGCAACAGTGACACATTCGCCACAGTGTTGCATCGCGGCCACAGGGGGGGGCTCGACCAAGGTATCACCCCCAGCAGTCGGGGCCGTCGCTTATATGTGTTAACTGACCCCTACACACTCACGGAGGAAGCATGGGCAAGATTACGAAGGCAAACACCACCGAGGTCATACAGCTACTGAGCGAAGGCTTTAGCTTGGCCAAGGCGTGCGAGAAGACTGGCATATCCCGTGCTGGCGCCTACAAGCGCATGAGGGCCGACGAGGAGTTTCGGGCCGCTGTGTACACGGCAAGGGCTGAGAGCGCTGAGAAGGCTCTGGAGGAGCTTGACGGCATGTATTTGAACGCGCTGGAGGGAAAGCGGCGGTATGACCCCAACATCCTACGAGACTATGCGCAACACGTGCGCTGGAAGGCAAAGACTGCCATGCCAGAGCAATACGGTGAGCAGAAGAACCGTGCTGGCGTCGAGGTGAGTGACGGCACGGTGCGTATTCTGTGGGAGACAGATTGATGGATGTGAAGATTCCCTACAAGCCTCGTCCTTTGCAGAAGGACATGCACAAGGAGTTAAAGAGATGGAACGTGCTAGTGATGCACCGACGCTTCGGCAAGACGGTGTGGGCAGTGAACCAGCTAATCAAGACGACTTTGACTTGCCCGTTGCCTCGACCGAGGACGGCTTTTGTGGCCCCTACTTTCGCACAGGCAAAGCGGATTGCCTGGGACTATGTAAAGTTCTATGCCGGAGTTATCCCCGGTGTGCAATTCAACGAGACAGAGCTACGAGCAGATTTTCCTAACGGCGGCAGGATTATGCTGTTGTCGGCTGAGAACCCGGACGCCCTTCGAGGAATTTATTTGGATGAGTGTGTCTTCGACGAGTTTGGCATGCAGAACCCAAGGGTATGGGGGGAGGTTGTGAGACCGGCGCTGTCTGACAGGCAAGGGTCGGCATGTTTTTTGGGAACCCCGGCTGGCCACAATCATTTTTTTGATTTGCTGGAGACCGCTAAAAGCCAACTGGGCGAGGGCAGCACCGACTGGTACTACAAGATTTGCAAGGCGAGTGACACGGGCATCGTCAGGCCGGAGGAACTTGAGGCGGCTCAGGCGCAGATGACGCCGGAGCAGTACGAGCAGGAATATGAGTGTTCGTTCACTGCGGCAATTATTGGTGCGTATTATGGCAAGCTGCTGGCTGATGCTGACGACAGTGGCCGTGTGACGCGAGTTCCGTATGACCCGGCCTACCCTGTGCATACGGCTTGGGACCTAGGCGTAAACGACTCGACGGCTATTTGGTTTGCGCAGGTCTTCCGTGGCGGTGCTGTGAACGTGATTGATTATTATGAGAGTAGTGGCGTCGGGCTGGACCACTACGCTGATGTTCTCAACCGCAAAGACTACACCTACGGGGACCATCTGGCACCGCATGACATTGAGGTGCGGGAGCTTGGTTCTGGTAAGAGTCGCTGGGAGACCGCTTATTCGCTTGGCTTACGTTTTCGTGTTATACCTAAAATGAAGGTGGCAGATGGTATTAACGCAGCGCGTATGTTAATACCTAAATGCTATTTCGACCGCGACAAATGCGGCGAAGGTTTGGAGATGCTGCGCCAGTACAGGCAGGAATGGGATGAGAAGCGTAAAATGTTCAGAGACCATCCGCGACATGACTATACGAGCCATGCTGCGGACGCTTTCCGCTATCTCGCTGTTGGCCTGGAAAATAGAGAGGTCATGCGAAAACCTCCACAACAGACTGCGCAAATGGAATACAACCCGTTCACGTTGTAGGAGTGAGTGATGAGTTCGAGTGTAGGCGTAGGCTCTGGAAGCGTAGGCAGACAGCCCAAGGATATTGCGGACCCAGACAAGCGCCGTGCCGCTGAGACTGAGCGTGCGCAAGCCTTGTCTGAAACTGCAAAAGAGCGCGGTGCCGCCATTGCAGAAATCCGCAACCGGCCCGTAACGCAAGTCCCCGGCGCTCTCGGCGCAATTGGCAGCATGGTCCGTGAGAACATCGTAACAGAATTGGAAAAGGGTGGACGCCCTGTTCAGGTTACTGGCGAGTCTGGCAATGTCATAACCGTCGGCGCACTGCGCGGCGACCGTTACACGGGCCGTCCTGAATACGAAACTATTGCAAAGGAAGCTCCGGGCGGTGGCACGATTGTTACAAC